GCGGCGCTGACTGGTCCGACTCTGTGGGGCCTGCCGGTTGTTGCAACGGAAGCGGCAGCCTTCCAGGGTAAATTCCTGACCGGTGCATTTAACGCTGGTGCGCAAATCTTCGACCGCGAAGATGCGAACGTGGTTATCTCCACGGAGAACGCCGACGACTTCGAGAAAAACATGATCACCATCCGTTGCGAAGAACGTCTGGCGCTGGCTGTGAAACGCCCTGAGGCGTTCGTGTACGGTTCATTCAGCACCGGCGCGGGTAGCTGATAACTATTGCGGCCTTCGGGCCGCTCTTTTTTCGGGGCAAACAAATGCTTGATCAGAATGTGGTGAAACAGCATTGCCGCATTGATACCGACTTTACGGGTGATGATGCTCTGCTGGAGATTTACACAGGTGCGGCGGCCCGGTACGTCCAGACATGGACACGGAGAACGCTCTATGAAAAGGAAAGCAGCCCTGGCTACGCTGACGACCCGGACCCGATCCTGCTCAATGATGATGTGAAGGCAGCCATGCTACTGCTTATCGGTCACTGGTATGCAAACCGGGAATCCGTTGCCATCGGGCAAACCGTTGCAGAGGTCCCGCTTGCAGTTGAAGCCCTGCTTCAGCCATACCGAATTTACGGGGTGTAGGAGGGTTTATGCAGGCCGGAAGACTGAGAGACAGGGTGGTTATTCAGAACATAACAACATCCAGAGACCCTTCTGGTCAGCCTGTTGAAACGTGGCATGACGGCGCAGAAACCTGGGCAGAAGTTAAGGGCATCAGTGGGCGTGAGTTAGTAGCCGCTGGTGCAGAAACGGCCGTAGCCACTATCAGGGTATGGACTCGATTTCGTAACGATATAACTGCTGCGTCCAGACTCAGGGTTATGACTGGCCCGTTCAAAGGGACCATTTTGAATATCGTTGGTCCACCGATACCTGATTCTCGCGGTATTCAGCTCGAAATTCTTTGTAAGCAGGGGATCGAAAAATGATTGAGACGAGCCTCGATTTTTCCGGGTTAAATGACATAGCAAAGGATCTGGAGGCGCTTAGCCGCGCTGAAAACAACAAGGTCCTGCGTGATGCCACGCGCGCTGGCGCCGAAGTGCTTAAGGAAGAGGTGATCGCCCGCGCACCGGTACGCACCGGAAAACTGAAAAAAAACGTGGTGGTGGTTACCCAAAAAAGCCGCCGCCGCGGGGAAATTTCTTCCGGCGTCCATATTCGTGGCGTTAACCCGCGCACCGGCAACAGCGATAACACGATGAAGGCGAATAACCCGAGAAACGCCTTTTACTGGCGATTCGTTGAAATAGGAACGGCCAACATGCCTGCGCATCCTTTTGTGCGACCCGCTTACGATACGCGCGAGGAAGAGGCCGCCAGCGTCGCTATTGCCAGAATGAATCAGGCTATTGATGAGGTATTGAGCAAGTGAATGAAGATGATATCTACGCCTTGCTTTCTACCCTGGCGCAAGGACGGGTATATCCCTACGTTGCACCATTAGGTAGTGACGGAAAGCCGTCTGTCTCGCCACCCTGGATTATTTTTTTCATCGTCGATGATGTTTCCGCTGACGTGCTGTGTGGCCAGGCAGAGAGCAGGGTTTCCGTTCAGGTCGATGTGTATTCCACTTCGATCGCTGAATCACGCTCCCTGAGAGATTTGGCGCTCGCTTCGCTTAAGCCGTTAAACCCTACAGAGGTGGTAAAAATCCCCGGTTACGAGCCAGATTTTCGGCTCTACCGTGCCACCCTGGATTTTAAAGTTACCCCCTGACAATTAATTCACCCAACGAACCCGCCTGATGGCGGGTTTTCTTTTTCCAGGAGACAGCTATGTCTGCACTTTATGAAAAATCGCAGCTGACAAAGATCCTTATTTCCTCCCTGCCAGCCACCAAAGAAACGATGGATTCCGCAACCTTCCTCGATCTGAGTTGCACCATCAAAGAAATTCAGTTCACCGGTGGACAGAAGCAGGATATCGACGTAACAACGCTTTGCTCGACCGAGCAGGAGAACATCAACGGCCTGCCTTCTCCGTCAGAAATCTCTCTGTCCGGAAACTTCTACAAGAATCCGGCGCAGGATGCCTTGCGTGATGCGTATGACAACGATACGACCTACGCTTTCCAGGTGATTTTCCCGTCCGGCAAGGGCTTTAAGTTCCTGGCTGAAATCCGCCAGCACACCTGGTCTTCCGGTACCAACGGCGTCGTGGCGGCAACGTTCTCCCTGCGCCTGAAAGGTAAGCCTGAAAACATCGAATCTGGTTCCTGAGGGGTTGCATGAAGAATATTAAAAACCTCGCCCTGGCTAAGATGTCGGGCTTTCGTCATAAGACGGTCTCTGTTCCTGAGTGGGAAGGCGTAAAAGTGGTTCTCCGTGAGCCGTCAGGTGAAGCCTGGCTGCGCTGGCAGGAGGTGGTGAAAGCGGGTGCCGACGATGAAAATATGTCGGTATCGGAAAAGGCGCACCGTAATCTTTGCGCTGACGTGGTGCTCTTCATTGACGTCCTGTGCGATACCGATAAGCAACCGGTATTCAGCGTTGACGAAGAAGAGCAGGTGCGTGAAATTTACGGACCTGTCCACTCACGCCTGCTCAAACAGGCGCTTGACCTGATTAACAACGCGGACGAAGCGCGGGAAAAGTCTCAACCCCCGGCGTAAAGTTTCTGATGTCGCTTGCGCTCCGGATGGGGCGCACGCTATCAGAACTTCGGCAGAACATGACGGCAAGCGAGCTTCTGATGTGGATTGAGTACGACAGGCAAAGTCCGGTTGGCGATATTCGCGGGGACATTCAGGCCGCCCAGCTCGTCTCTGCCATCTACGGATCACAGGGGGTAAAAGTACCGCTGGACGATGCGATCCTGCGCTGGGGTGGTGACGAGCAATCAGCACCAAAAGACCCGTTTGCAGGGCTTGAGGCTGCACTCACTGCTGCAACCCAGTGACAAATGAACCGCAAAATAATAGGATTATTTTTTTATGATTTGGTGAAGAAAATGAAAAAATTAGTTCTATTTGTATTATTTTGTGGTTTCAGTTGCGCATCAAGTGCAACTCAAACACTGTCTCCATTAGAACCAAATGAGTTGCAAAGCTATACGTCTACGGTTTGTTCTGAACATGCAAATCCTGAATTATGTAAAAAAGCTTTTTTTAAATTCATGGGCTATATAAAAACAAACGATGACTACTACTATTTCTGTCAAAAGCAAAAAGAGGCAGGGATGGCTTTTAATGAAGATTCCTGCAATAAATCGGAAGCTCTGAGGGAGTTTTTAGACAAACCATGAAATTTATATCACAACAAAAAGCCCGTTAATGGGCTTTTTTTTTCGCCTGGAGAAAACTGATGGCAACCTTACGTGAGTTAATAATCAAAATTTCCGCTAACTCGCAGTCATTCCAGACGGAAATTTCCCGCGCCTCACGTATGGGGCAGGATTATTACCGCACCATGCAAAATGGTGGACGACAGGCCGCCGCCGCCGCCCGTGAGAGCGAAAGGGCTCTATCCGATTTGACTGATGGATTTGCATCAGTAGGGAGAGCAGCAGCCGCTGCTACAGCTGCCTTTGCGACAGGTAAACTTGTTCAGATTGCCGATGAGTGGAATTCAGTAAACGCTCGTCTAAAGCAGGCCTCATCTTCTGCTGATGATTTTGCTGCCTCTCAGCGGCAGTTAATGGAAATAAGCCAAAGAACCGGCACGGCATTTTCAGATAACGCAAACCTTTTTTCTCGCGCAGCTGCCTCAATGCGCGAGTACGGTTATAGCTCTGACGAAGTTCTGAAAATTACAGAAGCTGTCTCTACCGGTCTTAAGCTTTCTGGGGCTAACACTCAGGAGGCGAGTTCTGTTATCACTCAGTTCAGTCAGGCGCTCGCACAAGGCGTTCTTCGTGGTGAAGAATTCAACGCCGTTAACGAAGCAGGTGATCGTGTTATTCGCGCACTTGCCGCCGGAATGGGCGTGGCCAGAAAAGACCTGAAGAGCATGGCTGACCAGGGGCAACTTACGATTGATAAGGTTGTACCTGCATTAATGAGCCAGTTGGGCTCATTACAGGGTGAGTTTGCCAGCATGCCGCAAACAGTTTCCGGATCCCTGCAAAAAGTCACAAACTCGTTCATGGCATGGGTTGGCGGTGTCAACCAGGCTACAGGTGCTACCGATGCGCTATCTGGTGGCCTGGACGGGGTTGCCCAAACGCTTGATTCATTTACCTCATCGGCAGTAAGTGGCGCACTGAGTGATGTTGCAGACAATATGTCCACGATCACAACAGTGGCGGGTGCGCTTGTTGGTGTTGGGCTGGCAAGGTATCTCAGTGGAGTAGTAACTAGCGCCACGAGCGCAACCGGCGCGCTAATTTCTGCGGCTAAGTCAGAGGTCGCACTTGCTGTTGCGCAGGATAAAGCGGCTCAGTCTGCTGTTGCAGCTTCAAGGGCTGAAGTATACCGGGCACATCAAGCTGTCCAAAGATCAAAGAGCGCAGAAGTTCAGGCTGCTCAGCAAGAGAAAATTGCGGCAGCGGAAGCAAAAGTCACCGCCGCAGAATCTAGGCTCACTTCAGCCCTTGCTAGCGGAACCGCTACAGAAAAAGTAAGAGCCAGAGCCGCACTAGATCGAGCAAAGGCAGGGCTGGTGTCCGCCAAAAATTCCGATGCCCAAGCTATTGCTGAAAGGCGACTGGCTTCTGCGGAGGCAGACAGAGACAGGAACCTTGCAAACCGCGTCTCGACTCAGAGCAATCTCAATAGCGTAACATCTGTCGGTACTCGGCTGATGAGTGGTGCGCTTGGCCTGATTGGCGGCGTGCCTGGTCTGGTGATGCTGGGAGCAGGCGCCTGGTATGCGATGTATCAGAATCAGGAGCAGGCTCGTCGTTCTGCACAGGAGTATGCCAGTCAAATTGACGATATTAGAGAGAAAACATCTCGCATGTCCCTATCGGAAACGGATGACAACCGTGGTAGGACTGTTGGAGCCCTTGTCGAGCAAAATCGTCTGATTGATGAGCAAGCAAGGAAGGTTGGTGACCTGAAGTCTCAAATTGACGATCTTAATGCCTCCCGTGGTAAGCCTGGCATTACCAGCGAGAACGATGCCAATATTTTAAGGGCTATCGCGATTGTTACTGATCAACTCGCGGTTGAAGAGGGGAAATTGAATGATATGCGAGATAAGTCTCGCGGAATTCAGCAGGCCCTCGAAGAAATAGAGCGGCGTCGTAACGATTTGATACGTGAGCAAGCCTGGCGCCAGAATGCTGTATATCATTCACTGATTATGATGAATGGGCAGCATACTGAATTTAATAAACTTCTTGGGTTAGGCAATCAACTCCTTATGGCTCGCCAGGGACTGGCTAACGTTCCGCTCAGACTTCCTCAGGCTGATCTCGATAAAAAGCAAACCGATGCTCTTGAAAAGAGCCGCCGTGACCTGGAGTTATCACGTCTCAAGGGCGAGGCAAAAGAGCGTTTACGGCTGAGTTATGCCGCCGACGATCTGGGATTAACAAGTGACCCGCAATTCCAGACAGGCCGTCAGGAGTTGATTAATAACGGCCTGACGGAATGGCGAAATAATGAGGCCAACAAACCTAAGGCGAAGGGCGGTAAAACCGAAGGCGAGAAAACAGAGGATGTCTATAAGCGCCTAATTAAGCAGCAAAAAGAGCAGATCGCGCTACAGGGTCAGAATAACGAACTGGCGAAGGTTAAATTTCAGGTCAGCCAGGGGGAGCTTGCTTCTTTAACAGAAGCCCAGAAAAAGACGGTATTGCAGAATGCTGCGCTTATTGATCAGGTTAAATTGCGTGAGCAACTGCGAAATTACGAAGCCAACCTTGCCGACAGTAACGCCAGCGCCCGCGCAGCTAATGAAGCGCAACTGCTGGGTTACGGGCAGGGAACCCGGTTCCGGGAAAGACTTCAGGAGCAGTTCAACCTGCGTAAGGAGTTCGAGCAGAAGAATACCGATCTTCTCCGCCAGCGCCAGGCTGGTGAAATCGACGAGACGTTCTATCAGCAGGGGCTGGCACTCAATAAGCGCTACCTCGAAGAGCGCCTGCGCGACCAGGAGGGATATTACGCAGCTTCTGATGCACAGCGTGACGACTGGATGACGGGTTTGTCAGAAGGTTATGCGAACTGGGTGGACGAAGCTACGGATTATTCTTCCATGGCCGCTGACGGCATGAAGCAGGCTATGGGGGGCGCGGTCACCACGATCACCGACATGCTCAATGGCAACGTTGATAGCTGGAAGGACTGGGGCGTCAGCGTGCTGAAGATTATCCAGAACGTTCTGGTCAATATGGCTGTTGCAAACGGCGTCAGTTCAATTGGCTCCCTGTTCAGTTTTGGTGCCTCGTCAGCCGCTACCGCCAGCAGCGGTACTGCAATTCAGAACGCTGGAGCGAACTTCACCTTTAACGCGAAGGGTAATGTTTACGACTCACCTTCCCTGAGCGCTTACAGCAATGGCGTTTTTCAGACGCCTCAGTTGTTTGCCTTTGCCAAAGGTGCGGGGGTTTTTGCCGAGGCAGGCCCGGAAGCCATTATGCCGCTCACTCGGGCAGCTGATGGTTCGCTGGGCGTTCGGGCAGTTGGTGCTCCTCAGGTTTCTGGCGGTGTGCCTTCGGTTAACTTCGGCGATATCAATATTCAGGGCGGATCACCGCAGGCGGCCAGTCAGGGAACCGCTGGTGCAGCCGGCAGGCAGCTGAAGGATGCCATCACTGGCGTCATTAACGAACAGGCCAGCACGCCGGGATCGCCTCTGTGGCGTTTAATCAAGGGGGTTTAACCATGGCAGTCGAAACCTTCAACTGGTGCCCAAAGGTTTCCTCTCAGGTTGATACGAGTTTCCGTACCCGAAAAGCGCAGTTTGGCGATGGCTATGCGCAGGTGGCCGGAGATGGTATCAACCCTGTAACTCCTCAGTGGAGCGTGAGCTTTACCGGCGACGAGGATTATATTCAGGCTATTAAAACCTTTCTGAGCAGGCATGCCGGGTGGAAGTCATTTATCTGGAAACCGCCGCTTGAGCCCTCAGGCTTATGGCGCGCGGAGTCCTTCCAGATATCTACCCACGGCAACAAGAAATACACCCTCAGCAGTACATTCACACAGGCATACCATCCATGAGCATTTCATCTGACGTCCAGAAACTGGAACCGGGTAAGCGCGTCCGCCTGATTGAGGTGGACGGTTCAGCGTTCGGCGCCGGTATTCTTCGCTTTCACAACGAGACAATCCCGCATACCGAGGCGGAAATCATCGCCGCAGACGGCGACGAGTCGAAGATCGAGCCGAAGTCGGTGTGGTGGCAGGGGGAGGAGTATGGCGCGTGGCCTTATGAACTGACCGGTATATCTGTCAGCAGTGACGGCCAGAGTTCAAGGCCATCTCTCACCGTCGCTAACATCAGCGGTACGATTGGCGCGCTATGCCGAAGATTTCAGGGTATGGCCAAAGCGAAGGTGATTATCCACGACACCTTCGCCCATTACCTGGACGCCAGAAACTTCCCTGACGGCAATCCGACGGCGAACCCCAGTGAGGAGCGAAAACAGGTTTATTACATCGACCGCAAATCAGGTTCAGACGATGAAACCGTAGAGTTTGAACTTTCCAGCCCTGCCGATCTGCGCGGGCAGCTCATTCCGACCCGGCAAATTCAGCCGATGTGCACCTGGTGCATGCGTGGCTGGTACAAAACCGGTAACGGATGCACCTACGCCGGGCAAAACGGTTGGTTCGATAAAGACGGTAACCGCGTAGATGATCCGTCACAGGATGTTTGCTCCGGACTGCTGTCTACCGGGTGTAAGCCTCGCTTTGGTGAGAATGAACAGCTGGATTATGGCGGGTTCCCCGGCGCTTCACTTCTGAGAGGCTAATCATGCGTGATAAAACAGTTACAGCCATTCTGGCGCATGCCGCCGCATCCTTCCCCGAGGAGTGTTGTGGCGTGGTTATTCAAAAGGGGCGGGTGGAGAAATACATCCCCTGCAAAAATAATGCTGAGTCGCCGACTGAGCAATTTGAACTTAATCCTGAGGATTATGCGTCCGCCGAAGAGCAGGGCACTGTGGTGGCGATCGTCCACAGCCATCCCGGCGACGGGGCGACAACGCAGCCGAGCGAGCTCGACATGCTGATGTGTGATGCCACGGAACTGCCCTGGATTATTGCATCGTGGCCGGAGGGTGACATTCGCACCGTCATGCCTCGCGGAGACCGTCCCCTCACAGGGCGCCAGTTTGTACTCGGTTATGCAGACTGCTGGTCTCTCATCATGGACTATTTCCGCATCGAGCACGGCATTGAACTGCCCAACTACAGCGTAGATCGCCACTGGTGGGAGCAGGGTGAAAACCTCTATATGGATAACTGGCAGGAATGCGGTTTCCGTGAGTACGATGGTCCCGCTCAGCCCGGTGACATGGTTATCATGCAGGTTCAGTCCACCGTCCCGAACCATGCCGGGATTTTGCTTGATGGCAACATGCTACTGCATCACATGTATGGCCAGCTAAGCCAGCGCATTCCCTACGGTGGCTATTACCGTGACCGTACCATCAAAATTCTGCGTTATAAGGATTTGATGTAATGGAAAGAAAAACCGTTATCAAACTCAGCGGCTCAATGGCTCAGCGATTTGGCAGGACACATCGCCGTGCACTAACGTCCGCCAGCGAAGTTTTCAGGGCGCTTTCTAACACCATTGACGGCTTTGATGCTTATCTGCGTGAAGCTCGGGCAAAGGGACTGGATTTTGTTATTTTCCGGGATCGTCGCAATATCGGGCACGAAGAGTTTGAACTCCTGGGGCCGGGTGATGAGTTAAGAATAATCCCTGTGATAAGGGGTAGTAAAAGAGCTGGCGTTTTCCAGGCGTTGCTCGGAACGGCTCTGGTCGCTGCTGCCATATGGATGCCGGGAGTTAGTATCGCAGCAAGTAACCTCATGTTTTCCGTTGGTGCCGCAATGGCCGTTGGCGGTGTAGTGCAAATGCTCTCTCCTCAGGTTTCAGGTCTGCGAATGCGTCAGGAACCTGATAACAAACCCTCCTATGCGTTTGGTGGTCCCGTTAACACGACGGCATCTGGCAATCCCGTCCCCCTGCTTTATGGGCAACGGGAAATTGGCGGCGCCATTATATCCGCCGGGGTTTATGCAGAAGATCAGCAATAAACCAAACCACGTACTGCAAGCCACCTGACGGTGGCTTTTTTATGGACGCGATATGACGACGACAATCATCAAAGGCCGCGGTAAAGGTGGCAGCAATCAGACCCGAACACCCGTTGAAGCACCGGACAGCATTCAGTCCATTGCAAGGGCAAAGGTGCTGATTGCGCTTGGAGAGGGTGAGTTCGCAGGCGGACTTGATGGTAAAAACATTTTTCTTGGTGACTCATCTTCGTACACGCCTCTTCAGAACGCCGACGGAAGTTATAACTTCAATAATGTGAAATATGAGTTCCGTTCCGGTACTCAGGACCAGGACTACATTCAGGGCTTCCCCGGCATTGAAAACGAACTTCAGGTTTCATACGAGCTGAAACAGGCTGTGCCGTACGTGCGCGCGGTATCCAACACGCAGCTCTCTGCGCTGCGAATTCGCCTGGGATGGCCAACTCTCTTGCTCCAGAAAAACAACGGCGACAAAGTCGGCACCCGCGTCGAGTATGCTATCGACCTTTCGGTCGATGGCGGGCCGTATGAAACGGTGGTTAACGGTGCTGTCGATGACAAAACTACGTCGCTTTATGAGCGTAGTCACCGCGTTAATCTTCCAAAAGCCTCGACTGGCTGGCAGTTACGGGTTCGCAGAATCACGCCGGATTCCACGAGCGTGAATATCGTGGACACCATGCGCGTTGTAGCTGTAACTGAAATTATTGACGCCAAACTTCGCTACGTTAACACAGCGCTGCTGTATGTAGAGTTTGACGCAAAGCAGTTCCCTAATGGTATTCCTCAGGTTGTGTGCAATCCGAAGGGGAGAATCATCCGTGTACCTGATACCTACGATCCTGAAACCCGCACTTACTCTGGTACATGGGAAGGTGTGTTTAAATGGGCATGGACGGATAACCCCGCCTGGATTTATTACGACATCATTCTGAACGAGCGTTTCGGGCTGGGTCAAAGAATCGACGCGACTCAGATAGACAAATGGGAGCTTTATCGCATCGCCCAGTATTGCGATCAGCTGGTACCAGACGGAAAGGGCGGCAGCGGGACGGAGCCGCGTTTTCGTTGCAACGTCTATATCCAGGACCGTAATGACGCCTGGACCGTACTGCGTGATTTGGCAGGTATTTTTCGCGGTATGACGTACTGGGGCGACAATAAGATGTATGTCCTCGCCGATATGCCCCGTGATGTGTGGCATATCTATAACCACGCCAGCGTGGTTGAGGGTAAATTTACCTTTGCGGACCCGAGTGAAACTACCCGAAACACCGCCGCACTGGTGAACTGGTCAGACCCGGCCAACCACTATAAAGACACGCCTGAGCCTGTTTACGATAACGATCTGGCCATGCGCTTCGATTATCGTCAGCTCGAAATGACTGCAATCGGCTGCACCAGGCAGTCAGAGGCAAACCGTCGGGGGCGCTGGGCGCTGCTTACTAACGGTATTGGCGAGGTGGTGACTTTCAGCACAGGCATGGACGTTCCCCCTGTCGGGGAAGTGATCGGCGTGGCCGCTAATGAGCTTGCCGGAAGAACTATCGGCGGCAGGGTGAGTGCGGTTAACGGCCGCAACATAACGCTCGATCGCGCCGCTGATGTGAAAGCCGGTAACCGGCTGTTTTTGAACCTGCCATCAGGAATAGCTCAGGCCAGAACCGTCCAGGCCGTTAAGGGAAACACAGTCACTGTCACCACACCCTACAGCGAAACGCCGGAGGCTGAATGTAACTGGGGTGTGGATTCTGACGATCTGTATATAGCGCTTTTCCGTGTTACGGGAACGCGGGACAACAACGACGGTACTTTCGAAGTCACCGGGACGACTTACAACCCTGACATCTATTCCGCCGTTGATACCGGGGCAAGGCTGGACGAGCGTCCGATCAGTGTCATCCCTCCAGGGGTTCAGGCACCTCCTGGTAATATTGTCGTTGACAGTTACTCTACTGTTAACCAGAACATTGCTGTTACCACCATGCGTGTTGCCTGGGATGCTGTTCAGGGGGCAGTTGCGTACGAAGCTGAATGGCGGCGTGACAGTGGCAACTGGATTAGCGTGCCCCGAACGTCTTCTCTCGGTTTTGAAGTGCAGGGTATCTACTCCGGACGATATCTGGTGCGCGTCAGGGCGGTGAACGCCAGCGACGTTTCATCAGTCTGGGCAACATCAGCAGAAGTAAATCTTACGGGTAAAGTGGGCAATCCGCCGAAACCGGTCGGCTTCATCGCTTCCGATAATGTGGTATTTGGTATCGAACTGAGCTGGGGATTTCCGGCGAATACCGACGACACGCTGAAGACGGAAATTCAGTACAGCCTGACCGGTACCGAAGACGATGCGATGCTGCTGGCAGATGTACCCTATCCGCAGCGCAAGTATCAGCAGATGGGCCTTAAGGCAGGGCAAATTTTCTGGTACCGCGCGCAGCTGGTGGACC